CATTACCCAGATTTTTTTTGATTTACTAATAGTTCCATCATTGCAAACGAACTTTCCATCGGAGGTACAGTGAGAGACACCTCCCTTTTTCCCAGAACAAGGATAATTTTTAGCATAGGTAGTTAGTGGGTTTAATAACAAAGAGCATGATAAAACCACAAAAAATACCTTACCAAGCATAGTTTCCTCCCGGTATTACCTAACGTACTTAATTGTTAAACTTATAATTTTCCCAATTATTTCAACATCTTCTATCTTGCACTCGAAGGCTCTGTTTCCACCCTCGACGAAGATTCTTCCACCGGGTAAACGAGTAATGTCACGGATCGTTATTTCGCCATCAATACTTATTACCCATTTACCATCACGTATATCATCAAATTCCTTATCACAAATAAATTCAGAATTATTATCTGTGATTACAAAAAGATTCTTGAATGCCGACGGTAGAAATTCTCTATCGAAAATATAAAAACCGTCTTCACACAAGGCCCCATCAGATAATACATATTTAGCAACTTCCATAGTATTTGTATTACCTGAAGTTTGCTTTGAACCATGCCCGGTTGTGAGCCAATTAAGCGAGGTGCCTGTTTCAAGGGCGCACTGGATTACCCATTCTGCTGGGAATGAGTCACGCATGTAGCGTGTGGCGAGTGTACTTTTAGAGATTCCTAAATGATCGCACAACGCCTGTCGAGTCTTGAATCCATAAGCTTCTACCATGCGCTCTATAGCGCCTCGTCCGCCTTTCTCCAAATTCATGGTCACTCCAAGTGAACTTTTATCTTTACGATTTCACTGTGCGATCGTATGTTTATGGTGTTCACAAAATACAAACGATCCGTATTCGTCCTGATTAATCATCATTAAACGAGGAATGTTGCATCATGAGACCTAACATTTCAATCACTCTTACCACCCCCCATGTGACTATTGAACGCTATAGCGAGCTGACAGGGCTATCCATCGATACCATCAATGACATGTTGGCTGATGGACGCCTTATCCGTCACCGTCTGCGCAAAGATAAAAAACGCGAAAAAGTGATGATCAACATAGCAGCAATGACCGTTGATGCGCTTTCAGAATGCAATCTAAACCTTAATTAGTTCGATTCTGAAATACATCAGAGGCATTGACCATGTTTGATTACCAAGTTTCCAAACATCCACATTTTGATGAAGCCTGTCGTGCATTCGCATTGCGCCACAACCTGGTGCAACTGGCAGAACGTGCTGGCATGAATGTGCAGATTCTGCGGAACAAGTTGAACCCAGCGCAACCTCATTTATTAACCGCACCAGAAATCTGGCTGCTTACCGATCTGACTGAAGATTCAACGCTGGTAGATGGTTTTCTGGCTCAGATTCACTGCCTGCCATGCGTACCGATTAATGAGGTGGCAAAAGAGAAACTGCCACATTACGTCATGAGTGCAACCGCAGAGATCGGGCGTGTTGCTGCAGGTGCGGTACGCGGTATCCCTGAAAGTACAGCAGCATGGCCTGCCGACGGGGATCGAGATCTGCGGGTGTCAGTGTGGTGTTCATGGCACAAACCTACAACCTTGAATGAAGGCTTTCCCCGCCTGCGGTTTGTGTGGTTGACGCCCCCGCTGACACTCTGACCAATTGCTGATGGAGCACAAAACCTGATGAAGAAGAATACCCGCTTTGCTTTTAACGCTTACCTGCAGCAACTGGCGCGTCTGAACGGTGTGGCAGTTGAAGAACTGTCCAGCAAGTTCACCGTAGAGCCGTCCGTGCAGCAGACATTGGAAGACCAGATCCAGCAGTCCGCCGCTTTCCTGACGCTGATTAACGTCACGCCAGTGACTGAGCAGTCCGGTCAGCTGCTGGGGTTGGGAGTTGGCAGCACCATTGCCGGAACCACTGATACCACCGCGAAAGAGCGTGAACCTGTCGATCCGACGCTGATGGTCGATGTGGAATATAAATGCGAGCAGACCAACTTTGACACGGTACTGACCTACGCGAAGCTGGACCTGTGGGCGAAGTTTCAGGATTTTCAGGTGCGTATCCGTGACGCCATCGTGAAACGTCAGGCACTGGACCGCATCATGATTGGCTTTAACGGCGTGAAGCGTGCGAAAACCTCCAACCGTAGCGAAAACCCGTTACTGCAGGATGTGAATAAAGGCTGGCTGCAGAAAATCCGTGAGGATGCACCGGATCACGTCATGGGCAGCACCACCACGGGCGGTGAAACCACACCGGGTGCGGTGAAAGTCGGGAAAGGTGGCGAATATGCCAACCTGGACGCCGTGGTGATGGATGCCGTTAATGAGCTTATCGACGTGGTCTATCAGGACGATGACGATCTGGTGGTGATTTGCGGTCGTGAACTGCTGTCTGACAAGTATTTCCCGCTGGTCAACAAAGAGCAGGAAAACAGTGAAAAACTGGCTGCCGATATGATCATCAGTCAGAAACGCATGGGTGGCCTGCAGGCCGTGCGTGCGCCGTTCTTCCCGCCGAATGCGCTGCTGATCACCCGTCTGGATAACCTGTCCATCTACTGGCAGGAAGACACCCGCCGCCGTTCAGTTATCGACAACCCGAAACGTGACCGGATTGAAAACTTTGAATCCGTTAACGAAGCCTATGTGGTTGAGGACTACCGCTGCGCCGCACTGGTGGAAAACATCCAGATTGGTGATTTCAGCGCCGCCGCAGCCGAAACCGGAGCGTAATCCATGAGCCTGAGTCCCGCACGGCAGCATCGCCTGCGCGTTCAGGCTGAACAGGCCGCCCGCGAGGGCGGCAGTGTTCGCCACGCATCGGGCTATGACCTGATGCTGCTGCAACTGGCGGAAGACCGCCGCCGTCTCAAGGGCGTTCAGTCCACGGTCAAAAAAGCGGAAATCAAGGTGGAGCTGCTGCCGAAGTACGCCGCCTGGGCAGAGGGTGTCCTGGCTGCCGGAGGCGCTCAACAGGATGACGTGCTGATGTACGTGATGCTGTGGCGCATTGATGCCGGAGATTATGCCGGAGCGCTGGAGATCGGGCGTCATGCCCTGCGTCATGGCTGGGTGATGCCGCTGGGTAACCGCAACGTGCAGACCGTGCTGGCAGAGGAAATGGCAGACGCCGCGCAGAGCGCAATGCTTGCCACCACCGGCTTTGATGCCGATCTGTTGCTGCAGACGCTGGAGCTGACAGACGGTCTGGATATGCCGGACCAGTCACGGGCGCGTCTGCATAAAGCGATTGGCGCGGTCCTGAGTGAAAGCAATCCGGCGTCTGCCCTTAATCATCTCAACCATGCGTTACAGCTCGATCCCCGCTGTGGCGTGAAAAAAGACAAACAGCAGCTGGAGCGCAGACTGCGCAATGACAGCCGCTGACAGAACGTGCCCCCGCGCACGGGCGGCACGGGGTGGCGAAAGGCACTGCCACATCAAAACCCCGTCCACCGCCCTCTATTTCAGGAGAAAGCAGCATGAAGTTTGTTGCGCCAGAACAGGCACCGGAACAGGCGGAAATCATCAGAAATACGCCGTTCTGGCCTGATGTGGACCTGTCGGAGTTTCGCAGTGTCATGCGCACTGACGGCACGGTGACGCAGCCGCGTTTAAAGCAGGTTGCGCTGTCGGCAATTTCGGAGGTCAACGCAGAGCTGTATGAGTTTCGCAGACGCCAGCAGATGCTGGGGTATGCCTCGCTGGCAGAGGTTCCGGCGGAACAGCTGGACGGCAAAAGTGAGCGCATTCAGCACTATTTCAACGCGGTTTACTGCTGGGCACGCGCCATGCTCAACGAACGTTACCAGGACTATGACACCACGGCATCCGGTGTGAAGCGGGGCGAGGAACTGGCGGAAGCCAGCGGTGATTTATGGCGTGACGCCCGCTGGGCCATCAGCCGGGTAGATGATGCGGAATGGACCATTACGACTCTGACGCATACCGTCAGCCCCGATAACGGTTTTACAACCAGTCTGGAGCTTGAAGTGAGGATTGATGATTTCGAAATGGAATGATTCTTCGCAATGGAGAACTTTTAAGTTTGCAAAATGGAATAATGCGGTATCATTATTGTGAATTTAGCAAAAATGGGGAGAACTCGAAAAATGATGATTTGCCCACTGTGTGGAAGTGCCGCCCATACTCGCAGCAGTTTTCAGGTATCTTCATTGACCAAAGAGCGTTACAACCAGTGCCAGAACATTAACTGCAGCCATACTTTTGTTACCCATGAAACTTTTGTTCGTTCGATTGCAACGCCAAAAGAGTCAAATCCGGTTCAGCCGCATCCAATGAAATCAGGACAGGTGGCGCTCTCTCTTTGACGCTGCCGCCATTTTGTCGCCATCGTTAAAAAACAGTGTTTCTAACATCATGATTTTAAACAGCTTAAATTTCAGGCAACAAAAAACCCATCAACCTTGAACCGAAATGGCGGGGTTGATGGGCTCCACAAAATGGGGACATCAAAGAAAAGCAGTGGCACTAATTAAGACTGATGCCCTGCGGAAAAGTTCTGCGGTTGTGCAAAAAAATTTCATTTTCAGGGCAACTTCAGTTTTATCCTAATCCTGGCCATACCATGACGATGATTGTCCCTGCCAGCGTCAGCAGGACGTTGGCGATTGCGTAGGTGCCCGCATAGCCCAGCGCAGGGATGTTACTGCGAGCTGTATCACTGATGATCTCCATTGCCGGCGCGCAGGTGCGTGCGCCCATCATTGCGCCGAACAACAGTGCGCGGTTCATTCGCAATACATAAGCACCGAACAAGAAACAGATAACCACGGGCACAAGACTGACAATTAATCCGGCAATCAACATCTGACCGCCAATCGCGCCCAGGCCGTTATTAATACCGCTACCGGCGCTCAGACCAACGCCTGCCATAAACACCATCAAGCCGAACTCTTTCACCATGCTTAATGCACCTTGCGGAATGTAACCGAAGGTCGGGTGGTTAGCACGCATAAAGCCCAGCATAATTCCGGCGAATAACAACCCGGCAGCGTTCCCCATGCCGAAACTGAATGTGCTGAACTGGAAGGTGATCATCCCGATCATCAGCCCAATAACAAAGAAGGCGCAAAATGCCAGCAGGTCAGTGACCTGGCTGTGAATCGAGATAAAGCCGATGCGATCGGCGATGGTTTTTACGCGACGGGCATCACCGCTGACTTGTAAAACGTCACCTTTGTTAAGCACGACGTTGTCATCTATCGGCATCTCAATCTGGCTACGAATGACGCGGTTAAGGAAGCAACCGTGATCGGTCAACTTCAGTTGTGCGAGACGTTTACCTACAGCGTTATGGTTTTTAACGACCACTTCTTCAGTGACGATACGCATGTCGAGAAGGTCACGATCGAAAACTTCTTTACCGTTACGGAAGCTGGGATCGAGTCGGGCATGGGCGTCGGGATAGCCTACCAACGCTATTTCATCGCCCATTTGTAGCACGGCATCACCGTCTGGATTTGCCAGAATCCCGTTACGTCGAATACGTTCAATGTAGCAGCCGGTTTGTCGATAAATACCCAGTTCACGCAGATTTTTGCCGTCGGTCCAGGCCACCAGCTCCGGGCCGACGCGATAGGCGCGGATCACCGGTAAATAAACCTTACGGTTGGCATCAGTGTCCAGGCCACGTTCGCGGGCGATTTGCTGGGCGCTGGTCTGTAAGTCCTGATGCTGCAATTTCGGCAAGTAACGCGCACCAACAATCAAACTCACCAGACCGATTAAATAGGTTAAGGCATACCCGAGGCTCAGATTATCCAGTGCCAGTGAGAGCTGCCTGCTTTCCATGCCGGAATGACGCAGTGTATCGCCAGCACCGACCAGAACCGGTGTCGACGTCATAGAGCCTGCTAACATACCGGCCGTCAGGCCAATATCCCAGCCAAACAGCTTACCTAACCCTAAGGCGATCACCAGCGCACTGCCAACCATCACCAGTGCTAACATTAGGTAATTTTTCCCATCGCGAAAAAAAATGGAAAAAAAGTTCGGTCCGGCTTCGACCCCGACGCAGAAAATAAACAGCATAAAGCCAAGATTAAGCGCGTCGGTGTTAATGCTGAAATGTTGTTGGCCTAATAACAGTGATACGACCAAAACGCCAATGGAATTACCCAGTTGGATCGAACCAAGTCGTAACTTTCCGAGACATAGCCCAAGCGCGAGGACCACAAATAATAACAGAATGTAATTCCCATTTAACAATTCGGCGACGTTTATATTCACGGAGGCTAACTTCTTGTTTACTAGTAAGCTGTTGAAAGAAATGGTAATTTACGATAATGTTTTTTACCAGAATTCAGGGCGCAGATTCATTCAGCGCACCTAAACGATAGTAAAGTAACAATATATTTTACTAGTGTAATCACATTAGGTATCAACGGCTATATGAATTGCGTTGGCCTATATTAGCATGGAATGCGAAGCGGCTTTATCTTACTGAACGCCACACTGGCGAAAAATGTGTTCGATAGACGCAGTGTCAGGAGGAACGAGTGAAACATAAACAACGTTGGGCGGGGGCAATCTGCTGTTTTGTCCTCTTCATTGTGGTGTGCCTTTTTCTGGCGACGCACATGAAAGGCGCTTTTCGGGCTGCCGGGCATCCTGAAATCGGCTTGCTGTTTTTCATTCTTCCTGGAGCAGTTGCCAGTTTCTTTTCACAGCGTAGAGAAGTCCTGAAACCTCTATTTGGCGCAATGCTGGCGGCACCCTGTTCAATGCTTATTATGCGGCTGTTTTTTTCACCGACCCGCTCATTCTGGCAAGAGCTGGCATGGTTACTAAGCGCGGTGTTCTGGTGTGCGCTGGGGGCACTGTGTTTCTTATTTATCAGTAGTTTGTTTAAACCACAGCACAGAAAAAATCAGTAAAGCCCTCAACGCGAGGGCTTGTCAGACGATCAGGCGTCCAGATTTTCTTTCACCCATGCAGCAAAATCGGTATAGCCGCCGATATGTTGCTGATCGACAAAAATCTGCGGCACGGTTTCTACGGGTTTACCTGCCTTTTGTTGTAGATCTTCTTTAGTGATCCCTTCCGCACGAATATCTACATACTGATACTGAAAATCATCGCGTTCATTGCTCAATTTCTCAGCCAGATCTTTTGCACGCACACAGTAAGGGCAACCCGAACGACCAAAAATAACGGTTTGCAT